GTGGCCGTGGTCGTGGAAACGGCCCAATAGTCTCCCTTCACGGCCACGGTGAGGTTCGAGCCTGCCGGGACAGTCAGGGTGCCGTCAGAAAGCAGTTCATAGTTCACGTAGTTGATGACGCGCTCCACGAAGCCGAGCACGGCTGTGGCGGCGCCCGTGACGTTGGTGGCCCGCGTGTTGTCGATCCCGCCGGAATCCACGACAGGGAAGACGAAGCGCCCCACAGGGAGGGCCACCGCCGCCAGAGGGTTGAGCGGGGTGTAGATGCTCTGGTCGGGCGTCGCTTTATCGCCCGCAACGCCGGGAGCGACGGAGAGATTGACTTTGGACTGCAAAGGCATGGTGTGCCTCCTATTCTGCAATGGTGATATTGGAAAGCCCGGCGAAGCTGCCGGACATGCGCCCGACGGGGGCCGCGTCACGGGCAACGGAAGGTGTCGCCTTCTGCTTGCGGAGGATATCGATCATACCGGGCCATGCCTGCCGGGGATACTTGCGGGGATTCTCCCCAAGCTGCTCCAGCGCGTAGCCGTAGACGTCGGACGCGGAGTCGAAGGACAACGGGTCAAGTTCGCCCACCAGCCCGCGCACGTCGCGCACGGCACGGGTGAGGTTCCGCATATGCTCCTGCGCTTCGGCGACTGCGGATGCCTTGATGCGGGCGGCGTCCATTGCGGTGAGAGGACGCGGACCACGGCGGCGGAACGCCCTGTCCTGAGCGGCTCCCTTGTCGTCCGGGGCTTCATCTCCGGTCGCGGGGGAATAGGCGAGATCGGCGAGGGAGTCGGTCAGCTTCTTCTTCTGCTCCGGTGTGAGGTCGGGGACGGAAGCGAGGATGCGCTTAATGGCCGCGTCCTTGTCCTCGTCCTTGCCGAGTTCGCGGCGTTCGCCCTCGGATTCGTGTTCCCGGTCAAGCTTGCGCCGTTCCTCGGGGTTCCGGATCAGCTCCTCACCGTACTTGACGCCCTCGGCAAAGGCTTTGCTCTCCTGCGGGTTCTCAGCGTCGAGGCCGCAGGCATCCATAGCCTTTTTCATACCCTCGGACTCATGCTCGCGGTCGAGCTTCCTGCGTTCGTCCGGATTGCGCTCCAGTTCCTCGCCGTATTTCACGCCTTCGGCAAAGGCGCGGGATTCTGCGGGGTCTTCCGCATCAAGCCCGCAGGCGTCCATAGCTTTCTTGGCTTCTTCGTCCATCGCTTCCTTTTTCTCCGGTTTCTCGTCACCTGTTGCAGGGGAATAGGCCAGATCGGAGAGAGTATCTTCGAGCTTTTTGGCCTCTTCGGGCTCCATGCCTTCGGACAGTTCGGCGACGAGCTTGCGGATGGCTTCCGCCTTATCCTCGTCTTCCGTGATGTCCTCGATCTCCCCGGTGACGGGGTTTTTCTTGTGGAGGCTCAAAAGGATATCCGCAAAGTCCTTGATACCCTGTGCGGATTCGACTTCCTGCTGTTCCACCGCAGGGTCGCCATCCTGAGCTCCCCACCATTTCCTGAACTTGCCCATAAGCGTTCCTTTTTTCGTTGAAGTTGGATGAGAATCCGCCACCACCACGTCCGGCCCGGCCCGCCCTTCTTCGACCAGCGCGACGTGGTTGCCTCGGATGTTCCGCATGATGAAATCGTAGGGGGTGCCCTCGTAGCTGCCCGGCGTGAAATCCGGGTCGTAGCGGTAGGCGCAGGAGAGTTCCCGGAAGGAACCGTCTTCGATGGCGTCGATGGCGGCCCGATCCCACACGGTCAGCGGCGCATCCACATACGGCGGGTTCCAGACCGCGCCCGTGCCCACCGCGCCCACGCGGGTGAGCTTCTGCGGCTCTTCCGCGCTGTCGATGTGGTGCTCAATGTGCAGCGGCAGCCCGGCCCATGTCTCAAGCGATGCTTGAAGTTCTTCCGGGTCACGAAGCCCGTAATAGACAGCCTCGGGGTCAAGCCCGGCTTCCTGCCAGCCCGGAATCTCCCGCCCGTAATAGGGGTTCACCGTCGCTTTCGTGATGTGCGACGCCCCGACGTGCAGGAACCCGTTCTCGTCGGTTTCCCGCTGTGAGGGAGCCGCGTCGAAGGTGACGCCTTTACTTTGATACATAGACTAGTCTCCAAATTCAGGAATAACGGCCCGGTACGTGCATTGGCACCCCGGAAGCTCACCGCAAAGCACTTTGCGCTTCACGTCAGAGTCGTAAAGACCTTCCGTGATGACGAACTTTTTCCCATTCATGAGCTGGTGGGTATGGCGGCTCGTTTTCTTTCCCGGCACATGTACCCAGATGCCTTCGGTAATGCCGAGTTCCTTGTCCTGCACCCGCTTAAAGTCCTCGGTCACCTTGTTGGACTGGTCGCGTGCGATAAATTCGGCCCGGCGCCGGGTGATCTCGTACCGCTTGTGCAGTTCGTCGGTAAGAAAGGCCACGTCCCGACCCATGCTGGCGGATCGCTGTACAAGCCCCGTCACTTCCGTAAAATAGTGCTGCGGAATAGACTTGATGAGGTTGACATTCTCCTCGAAGAGAGCCCGCGCCACGTCGCTCATGGCCCTGCTTCCCTCCATCCTCACAGTGAAGCCCGCATCTTTGAGGGCCTGCCTCATGCTGGCTTCCGTGCGCCGCCTCGTACTGCCCACGAACTCCCGTGCAAAACTCTCCGCGCTTTCCCTCCACCGCTTCGTCCAGTACCGGAACAGGCTCTTGAGGCGGTCTTGCAGGTCACTCGCCGGGGACGCATCCTGTGCTATGCGGGTTTCCTGCTTCCTGTACTCGGCGCGCAGCCACCACACGACGGAACGCTGCATCTCGTCGAGAAGCGACACCAGCCGCTTCCGGTATTTCGCCCGGATGCCCGCGTTGGGCTTAATGGCGCGGATGACCTTAGCCATAGACGGCCCCTGCCTTGTCCACGTCGTCGATGTCGGGCATCAAGCCCTCTTCCCCGGCTTCCGGCAGGGCATCAGGCATTCCATTGCCCTGCGGCACTTCCGCCGGGTCGATGTCGGAGAAGCCGCTGTCCGGGTCACTGGCAAGGGATTGCCGGGCTTCTTCCTGAGAGATGATGTCCCGATCCATGTAGACGGCGATGGTGTCGGCCTTGGTCTTCTGGAGCGTCGCAAGGGCCGCCCTATCCTCTTCGCCGAGGGGCGCGAAGTCGAAAGTCACGGAAGGGTCGATGGTTCCGCGCAGGTAGAGCTGGATACAGTCGAGCGCCTTCTTGATGCCGTCGCGCAGGACTTTCTCCTGCTGGCTCCTGACATGGTCGTAATAGTTGCGGATGTCCGATTCGCCCGTGGCATTGAACCCTGACGGGCTGATGCCGAGCAGCTTGACCGCCGGGGTTCGGTTCAGGGCGGCGAGGATTTCAAGGGACTGGCGCACGATGTCGGTCACGCCTGAAAGCGGGGTTTCCAGCTTGACCACGTCTTCCGATTCTTTGTCGACGGCAAGCACGCCGTCATTGGTCATGGTCTGAATCATGTACCGGATGCGGGTATCGATCTGAGCGGTGCCCCCGGCTGAGTACAGGATGTCTTCCATCTTCGTCTTGAAGACGGTCAGCGAAAACTTGGTCAGTAGCCGGGCTTCGGCGGCGCGGCATTCCTGAAAATGCAGGACGTAATCCCAGAGGATCTGCGCCTGCGGGATGCCCAAAAAATTGTAGGCGGGCCGCAGCAGCACCGGGCATTCGTTCGCAACCAATCGGATGAGGCGCGAGGCGTGTACCCGCTGTCCGAGCACCCACCACCAGCGCGGGCGGAAGTAGTCCGGCTCAAGCGGCGAAAGGCTGTTGTAGTCTCCGGGGAAGACGTTCACGGGGTCGATGACGACGAAGCGCAGCACGCCGCCGGGCCTGAGTTCGGCGGAATACGGGCTGACGTTCAGCGGGTGTTCCAGCTCTTCCCCGACTGCTCCGGTGTCGATGAAAAGGAAGGCCCCGCCCTCGTACCCCACAAGCTCGGTCGCCTCATGGAAAAGGCGTTGCAGTGCGAACCTCTTACACGCCTGCGCAAGGTCGGTGAGCAATGACTCGTCGCCGCCCTCCCCTTCGCGCTTGAACTCAATCCATGCTCGTGTCATGTCGTCGGATACCGTCTCGACGCAGGCACGGATCAGGCCGTTCTGGGCAAGGTTCTGGAGGACGCCGTAGCCCATGAATTGCGGCGCAATCCCGACCCCAAGCTCAAGCGAGTGCTGGAGCAGGGAATAGACGCCGGAATCCGCAAGCCGCGCATCCATCGCAAGCTGCACATCTTCGGGCGCGCCGAGCGTCTTCGCAGGACCGTACAACCGGCTGATGTCGTCGGGCGTAGGTGGCAAAGACTGAGCAAGGCCGCCGCGCACGTCCGGGGAGAGATTCAGACGGCGCGACGGTTGCACTTGCGGAGGTATGGAGGTGGCGTGTCGATAAGTGCGCTTCTTGCTCATGTGCCCATAATGCTACGAGCCAAAAAGAAAACACACCGTGAACAAGGTTCGGGGGGCTTGGCTGTGGGACACCTTTCATATTGTATCAATATAGATTAATCTATATATACATGGATACCTTTAGGGAGGTATCCGCATGTACAAAAGCATCATGGTGTTTCTGCTGGCCGCGCTGGTTATGACGTCCGAGGCGCAGGCCGCGGGCAACGAATGGAACGATTCGTTCAGCAAGGCCAAGAAGACGCTGGAACGGCAGGTCTATTATGACCATCGGATCACGCTCTACTGCGGGGCGGCGTTCGACGAGAAGAAGAACGTCACCCTCCCGGAGGGTTTTACTGCCGCGAAGCACGAGAAGCGGGCCGGGGAGGTGGAATGGGAACACGTGGTCCCCGCCGAGAACTTCGGGCAGGCGTTCGCGGAGTGGCGCGAGGGCGACGCGCAGTGCGTGGACAACAGGGGAAAGGCGTTCAAAGGCCGCAAGTGCGCCGAGAAGGTCAGCCGGGAATACAGGCTCATGCAGGCTGACCTGTACAATCTGTATCCGGCCATCGGCGCGGTGAATGCCCTACGCCAGAACTACAACTTTCAGATGTTGCCGGGAGAAAAGCCGGACTTCGGGAGTTGTGAGATGAAGATTGCGGACAGAAAGGCCGAGCCGCCTATCAGATCAAGGGGACAAATTGCCCGGACCTACAAGTATATGGCCGACGCCTACGCCCCGCGCTACCGCATGAGCCGCCAGCAGACGCAGCTCATGGACGCATGGGACAAGATGTACCAAGTGGATGCGTGGGAGTGCACACGGGCCAAGCGCATCGAAAAACTGCAAGGCAACGAAAACCCCTTTGTGAAGGGGCCGTGCCGGGACGATGGGCTGTGGTAAACGGATTGCGTAAAACTACCCGAGTAAGAAAAGCCCCCGTTTCCGGCGGGGGCCCTGTTTGCTAGTTCGCTTCTGCGATTGTTCTGTTTGCCGCCCGTGCCGAGACGATAGCCAGCCTCATGCGCGACAGTCCGGCGTCAATCCAGTTGTAGGCATCATATGATTGAGACGCCAGCGCGTCGATAAGCCTATCCTTGGAACCGGGCTGTATCGCCGGAATCATGCCGAGCATGGCGGCATAAGCCCCTTGGTTCAGGCGGATGTACTCGGCGTTGAGTTCGGAAAGGCGGGTTCTGGTTTCCCCCGCGAACTCCATAAACC